CGGCAACCCGCGTCAATACCGGGCACATTCGTTTGCGCCCCCTTGCGTGCAGTTTCCCCAAAAATTCACCCCCAAAACTGCTATCACAACGGGCGGCACAATGCAAGGATTAATTTGACATGGGCAAACGCGGACCAAAACCAGCCGGATCGCAAAACATGAGGGTGCTTGACCCCCCTAAGACCCGGAGGCCAAACCCGCTACCCGGCATGTCACCCCCGGCCCGTACCGTTTGGAAGCGCATTGTCCACCAGTTTCCCCATGACCACTTTCGGCCACATCATTTTGACCAGCTCAGAGCTTATTGCGAAGCGTCTGCAATCCACAAAGAGGCGCGGGATGAACTCAAAAAAACCGGCCTTTTGATTGAACAGCCCAATGGCGTGACAAAGGAAAGTCCCTATGTCGGGATCATGGATAAAATGGCAGGGAGGATGCAGGGGTTGGCTGTCAAGCTTGGCATTACGAAAAACGCTACACTGAACAGGGACCCGAAGGAACAGCCGGAAGAAAAACCAAGCGGGAGGCTGAAGTTTGGCAGATAAGATTTACATGAATTACGACCGGGCAGAAGCGGTCATAAATTTTATCGAAAGCCTCAAGGTGCCTGAAGGTATGCTTCAAGGCCAGCAGTTCCGTCTCCGTGACTGGCAAAAGAAAATGATTTATGAGGTTTACGGGCCTGCCTGGGTAAAAAATGATTTGCGAGTGGTGAGAAAAGTTATTTATTCCGTTGCCAAGAAAAACGGTAAAACGCCTCTTGTCGCCACAATCGGCCTTACCCATCTGTGCGGCCCGGAGGCAAAGAAAAACGAGCAACTATATTCTGCGGCCTATGAACGGGAACAAGCTTCAATTACATATCGGTATATGCGGCAAATGGTGGAAATGGATGAAGACCTGTCTTCTGCCTTGAATGTAAAAAACAGCATTAAAGAGGTTGAGTACACCAGGGGCGGTTCTGTCTTCAAAGCATTATCAAGTGAGATCAAGGGCAAGCACGGCATAGGCCCTGCGCTTTTGGTCTTTGACGAATTGGCGCAATTCGGGGCAGATCGTGAGTTTTACGATACCTTGAACCAAGGCATGGGTGCACACCTTGAACCGCTGATGTGGATTATCTCAACACAGGCGAAAGACGACAATGCGGTGCTTTCCCAGGAAATTGATTATGCCTTGAAGGTGCAGAATGGCGAGATCGAAGATCCAACCGTAAGGCTGTACCTGTTCACTGCGCCGGAAGAGTGCGACCTGATGGACGAAGAGGCAATGAAGGCGGCGAACCCTGCCCTGGATGACTTTCTTTCCAGAGAGGATTTAGTGGGTTCGGCGAGTGTTGCAAAGGCAATGCCATCAGCGGAACCTGGTTTCAGGAACCTGAGGCTTAACCAAAGAGTTGAAACAAATTCTCCTTTCCTGTCCAGATCAATATTTGAGTTATGCGGTGCGCTCCCTGATGATTTTTCCGGCAAAACCGTCACATGCGGGCTTGATCTTTCAGCAAAAACAGACCTGACAGCTTTTATTGTCATGTTCCGGGAAGATGAGGTTTTTCATGTTCACTGTTTCTTCTGGACACCGGAAGAAGGGTTGAGCGATCGAGCAAGGCGTGACCGGACACCATACGACCTTTGGGTAAGGCAAGGTTTTATTGAAACCACACCGGGCCGCACGGTTGATTATGAATGGGTGGCTGTCCGTATGGGTGAGATCCTTGGCGATTGCGATGTTGACGGCATCTTCTTTGACAGATGGCGCATTGACGTTTTGAAAAAAGAACTGGACCGGATCGGCCTGGATCTGCCGCTTGAGCCTTACGGTCAGGGATTCAAAGATCAAAGCCCGGCACTTGAAGCGATGGAAGCGGCTTTTTTGAACGGGAAAATCGCCCACGGCAACAACCCGGTTTTGAAAATGTGCGCTGCCAATGCGGTGATTGTGCAGGACCCGTCTGGAAACCGCAAGCTGGACAAGGCCAAATCAACAGGGCGGATTGACGGCATGGCGGCTTTGTCAAATGCGTTCGGGAATGCTCAGTATCAGGAAAATGAAGGGCCTTCAGTTTACGAAAATCGCGGGGTTCTGGTGTTTTGAGAACCGCGCAAGGGACCGTAAAGAAAATAATACATTGACCACGCAAGGAAACAACCTGTTTGTGCGCTCGTTATCTGCGCTATGGTTGCGGGTAAAAGCGATTGCGCTCATTACTGTGGACATCAGGGATATTCTTTTCTTTTCCGGTCTTGTGAGTCTTTGGTACGGACTTTGGCTGAAAGACCCCTGGATATCGTTTGTTGTTTGCGGTGCGATTCTGATGTTCACCGGATATATTATGAGGTCCAAATAATGGGAATTGTTTCCAGAATGTCCAGACCGAAAGCAATATCCCGTGAAATGGAACGTGTCCTTCAGGAGCATTTTTCCGGCGGGTCCACCAGTTCCGGCACATCGGTATCCAGTGACACGGCCATGCGGCAGGCAACGGTTTATTCTTGTGTCAATGTTCTTTCAAGGGCGCTTGCCCAACTTCCTTGCCATCTGTACGAAACCCAGGGCAGGAACCGGGTAAAAGCCAGCGACCGGCCTGAATATGAGTTGCTCCACACCCGGCCCAACGACTGGATGACACCATCTGAATTAAAATCCATGATTATGAACCATCTGGCGCTGAGGGGGAATTTTTACGCGTACATGCCAAAAAGCGGCCCATCTGGAAGAGTTCAGGAAATTTTGCCCTTTGCTCCGAACATGATGGAAGAGGTTACACAAAACAAAGACTGGTCCCTGAACTACCGGATCAAATTTCCCGACGGCGATATAAGAAACCTGCCGGCCAGAAACATCTTGCATATCAAAGGCATGGTTTCAAACGGATATTTGGGCGTCAACCCCATCCAGCAGATCCGGGAAAGCATTGGCCTTGGACTGGCTGCTGAAGAATTCGGTGCGCGGTATTTTGGCAGCGGAACACACCCCAGCATGATTGTGGAGCATCCAGGCAAGATAGGTGACGTTGCAGCTAAGAATTTACGCGATTCATTGTCGAAAGCGCATTCAGGTTTGGGAAAATCACATCGCCTTATGCTTCTTGAAGAAGGCATGAAGGCGCAAAAAGTTTCCATTGATCCCAAAGATGCGCAATTCCTGGAGCTCCGTCAATACCAGCGGTCTGAAATTGTGGATATATTTTTCGCAACACCCTTATCATTGATGCAAAAGTCCGATGGCAACGCCACATATGCCAGTGCTGAACAGTTTTCTATTGGTTTTGTCGTTTACTCCCTGGTGCCTTGGCTGGTTTCCATCGAAGAGGCTTTTAATCGGGATATCCTGACCGCTGAAGACAAGCCACGGTATTACAAGTTTGTGACCCAGGGGCTTTTGAGAGGGTCTTTTAAAGATCAAATGGCCGGGTTTGCAACAGCCATTGATAAGGAAATATTTAATCCAAACGAATGCCGGGAGCTGTTGGAATATAACCCCTACGACGGTGGGGATGAATACAGAACCAGGACATCAACCGTCCGGCAAGAAGCCGGGGAGGACAAAGAATGAAATTATCTTACAGAAACGAAAAGACGGCCCGGTTTGTGTCTGAATATTACAACAAGCCCCTAGACAAGCCCGAATGGTACAAGATTGAAAATGTGTCTGACAATGAGACTGAAGTCATAGTGTTTGATTACATCGGCTGGCCTTACAATGACGCGGGTGATTTTGTCCGGATGTTGGGGTCAATCTCAACGCCGAAAGTGACCATCCGTATCAATTCACCCGGTGGAGATGTTTTTGATGGGATCGCCATTGCCAACGCAATTGCTGCCCATCCGTCAAAACCTATCACCCGGATCGAATCCCTGGCCGCGTCTGCCGCGTCTTACATTGCTGTGTCCGGCCATGAAAAACAGGCATACAAAAACACCATGATCATGATTCATGAACCCATGACAGGCATGTGGGGAAACCAGCATGATTTGAGAGATGTTGCGGATATCCTGAAACAGATCAACGACATAATGATTGATATGTATGCCGACAATACCAATATAGGAAAACGTGAGCTGAAATCCATGTTGACGGCTGAAACATGGATGAACGCGTCAGTGGCAAAAGAAAAAGGTTTTATTGACACCATCCTGACCGCTGGCGACCCGGTAAAGGCAAACTTTGATCTTTCAATTTTTGCAAACACCCCGGAAGACTTGAAGCCTGAAAAGCCCGAACCAACCAAACGAACCGCCGAGCGTATCCTGCGGGATGCCGGAATACCTCGTGCTCAAGCCAAAGCCCTGCTTGCGGGAAGCCAGCAACCGGCCGAGGATATAAAATCTCTGGAGGCCCTTGCCTCTGCTCAAAATTTTTTAATCAAATTGAAAGGATAGGACCATGAGTGATGAACTGAAAAAAACCATTGAAGCAATCGGCAAGGCTTTTGAAGAGTTTAAGGCCGAAAATGATCAGCGGATTGCAGACCTGGCAAAAGACAAAAATGACCCCCTGCTGGCTGAAAAGATCGACAAGATCAATGCCGAGTTGACCGAGTTGAAGAACCTCAAAACTGAACTGGCGGCCCTGGACAAATACGTTTCCAGAATCGGTGCCCCTGAAGGTGGCGGGTCTTCAACAGACGGAGTAAAAACAGAACACAAAAAGGCATTTGAAGCCTGGTTCAGAAAAGGCGGAGATGACCGCCTGGAAGCCGTGAAAAAACTCCAGGTTGAGGCCGGTCTTTCCACCCTGTCCGACCCGGATGGTGGTTACATCGTTGCGCCGCCTGAATTTGATCAGGCTATTGACCGGGTTGCAGGCACCATTTCCGTTATGCGGCAGCTTGCCACTGTGCGGACCATCGGCGTGAACGAGTACAAAAAGATTGTGAACCAGGGCGGAGCCTCTTCCGGTTGGGTGGCTGAAAAAGAAGACCGGTCCGAAAACGATACTCCGACCCTGAAGCAGATCACCATCAACATGAAAGAAGTCTATGCTGAACCGGGCGCGACTCAGTTGGCCCTGGACGACTCCTACATGGATCTGGCATCATGGCTGGCAGATGAGGTTTCGATTGAGTTTGCCGAGCAGGAAGGCGAAGCGTTCATTACCGGTGACGGCGTTGCCAATCCGCGTGGTATTGCCGGGTATGACTTTGTTGCAAACTCCAGCTATTCATGGGGAAACGTCGGGTACGTCGCCGGCGGTCATGCGACCTTGCTGAACAACGCTGACAAGCTGATTGCCTTACAGCACGCCTTGAAATCAGTTTACCGGACCGGCGCATCATTCCTTATGAATGACGCAACATGTGAAAAGATCCGGACGCTGAAAGACGGCGAAGGAAATTATATCTGGCGGCCCGGTCTTCTGGAAGCAACACCTGATACTCTGTTGGGCAAGCCGGTGGCCTATGACGACAATGTTGCAGATATCGGCGCAGGCGCTTACCCTCTGTTTTTCGGTAACTTTAAGCGGGCATACCTGATCCTCGACCGCATGGGTATCCGTGTTTTGAGAGATCCATATACATCGAAGGGGAATGTGCTGTTCTATACGACGAAGCGCGTCGGCGGGGGCATAATTATGTGGGAGGCGATCAAGGCCCTGAAGATTGCCACCAGTTAAGACTGATTGATTGAAAATCGCCCGGTGTAACAACCGGGCCACAAAATAAAGGAAAGACAAATGAAAGATCTTTACAACAACATCGAAGTTGAATCCGTGCTCGATCCCATTGCGATCACTGCCACGGCAACACACACCGACATTGATCTTCAGGGATACAACTCCTGTTGCCTGTTGATTTCAGCCGGCCTTGATGCCGGGGCGGGTCTTGATGCCTCTAACAAACTGGTCTTTACGCTCAAAGACTCCGCTGACGGCACCACATATGCCAACGTTGAAACCGATGATATGCTTGATCTGACTGTTTCATCCGGTACTGTTCTGACCATCGACGACACCGATGAAGACAACACCCTTTACAAACTGGGGTACGTCGGCGGGAAGCGTTATCTTGAATTGACTTACACGGAAACCGGGGATGTTGACATGCCGATTTCCATTGTCGCTGTCAAGGGTCATCCCGAAATCGCAGCCGTATAATCGGGCCTTAAATGGCTACTCTGGATTTTCCAGGGGCAACCACTGATTGAAAGGAAGAAGATATGAGTTATCAACCAAAGACATACAGAACCGATGGCGGAGATAAGCACGTAATCGCTGTTGGCGGAACGCTTGAAATTGAAGACGGCGCAACAATGACCCTGCCCATAGCGGGCGCAAACTCTGGACGCGGGCCGTCGGTTGGTTTGTGGACCGGGTGCCCGTGGATGGACTATACCATGGACCCGACAAAGGGCATGGCGTATTTCAATGATTTCCATGGCAGTCATGCCCTGGCAAACAACCAAACCAAAACATACCTTGCAAGTGGCGTGAGCGGTTTCACCGGCGCAACGGCTGGATCAACCATTTCAACCATTGCGACCGACCCCAATGGCGTTATGAAGCTGGCAACCACAACCGACAACGAAAGCGTGGCTATTCAGCTTCTTGGTGCGCTTGATACCGCAGGTCAGTTTGTTCTGGCCACCGGGAAAGAATCTTGGTGGGAAGCCAGGATCAAGGTCAAAAACATCTCGAATGCCAAGTTTGGTTTGTTTTGCGGATTTGCAGAAGAGGGCACTCTTGCACAAGACGGACTGATGACTGCAACCGGTACCCTTCAAGATAAAGATTATCTTGGATTTCTGCGCGTTGAGGCAGACGGTGACATGCTTGATACGGTCCATCGAAAAGCATCGGGCGCAGCAGTGGTGGTAAAAGCGGATGCCGTGACTGTTGCGGCTGACACCTACATCAAGGTTGGTGCATACTGTGACGGAACCACTGTTACGTTTTATGCTGACGGCGAGGCGCTTGACGACACATGCGCCCTTGCAACCGCAACCGTCCCGACTGGTGAAGAAATGGCGTTTCAGCTTGTTTTGAACGCTGCCCATGGCGATGACTGTGACATTCATATTGATTGGCTGAGAGTTGCGCGGGAATTTTAATTGAACAAGGGGCGGGTAACACCGCCCTAACCCCAAAAAAGTGAGGGTGAAATGACAGTATATGCAATAGGGTCAATGAACAACCGATTCGTTGGTCTTTCTACAGATACAAAGCCTACTGGCGTTAATTCTGGCGCAACCTTCTTTGAATCGAATACCGGATACATGTTTATCAATAACGGCGAGGCGTGGGTTCCAAAATCTTACATGCCGGAAACTACGGTGAATTTTAAATCCGTTGATATTGCCACAAACGGAGCAAAGAACGTTATGACCGCCACTGCCCAGAACCTTTTTATTGATGCTGTCGTGGTGCATGTTCCGGATGATCTGTCCGCTGTGGCAGGGTTGACAAGCATGGCTGTTGCCACCGATGACGGCACCCCTGTTGCCATCATGTCTGCCACAGAGGGCGCAAAGGCAAATCTAACAGGGAGTTTTTACCATGTTTACCGTGGACCGGCTGTCACGGCGTCAACAAAAAAAATAGTCATAACCATGGTTGGTGCTGCCGGGGCCGGAAAGATTGCCAACGTAACTGTTTTGTGGCGTCCGCTTGTGTCCGGCGGATATTACCTGAATGCGTAAGGCGGGCAGATGATCAGCCATGTTACCATAGAAACAGCCCCTACCGGCTACCCGATATCTGTTGAAGATATCA